CTTGAATAATGAACTTCCTGTATCAATATGTGGTTGAAAAGCTGAATTTATTGATGGATCGCCAGAACCGCTATTTAAAGAGTTGATAGCAGCAGTAATTTGATTTAATTTTGTTCGGACAGCAGCACCCGTTCCATTGTCTATGACATACCCTGCCCCACCTGTGTTATCAACTCTAGCCATTTAGAAAAGTAACATTGATCCTATTATACTATCCTTTTCCAAAACCAACAGCCGTAAATGTGAATTGCTTACTTATAGAAGCATTTGATGAATTTTTAAAATGTATTTGAAAATTAGTTGCAGTTATATTCGATATTTCAAAGAAATCACCAGAAGCTAAGTTCTGAGCAGTGACATTAACTGTTGGTAAATGTTGATTAAGATTTCCAAGTGCTGACGTTCCAACAAAGAACGGAGAAGTAAATGGAACTGTAGTTACTCCTGCTGATGAAGTTATGGTCTGACCAGTTCCTTGATCTGTTCTTTGTTCTAATTTTGCTGAATAACCTAATTGAAACACTCTAATATCCTGGGCTGGATCATTACTGGTAAGAACTGTTCTAAATTGAAAACCTCTAGCTCTAAATGTACCGCTTGTAAAAGGTTCAAAAGCTGTATAAGTTGGAGAGCCAGAAGGATCATCTTGTGTTCTTCTCACAAATAATTGAGCATCTACTTCATTAGCTTCTGTTCCATCAAAAGTACCCGTTGACGGAAATGCTTGCTGTCTTGCATCAAATAAATCTGATGGGAAAAAACCTTCTGTTTTAAAATGTCTGATTAAATCAAGACTAAATACCGCACCCAAATCTAAAGTAGATGCAAAATCATAAGTACCTGATGGAGATATTCCTCCAATGTCATCTAATGAACTAATAACAGGATCATCAAAAGACGTTCCAATAGAAACTCCAATATCATCAAATTGTCCTGCACCAGTTAGATTAAGAGAATTTGTTATTGCATCAAAAGCTGTATTGACCTTTGCACCTTGGAACTTGGGATTATCTAAATCTTCTCTTCTGGTTTGGACAAGTAAATCATTTGTAACTTCTGGAATATTTACAACAACGCTGGCTTCTCCTGCACTGAATCTACCGCCATCATCTTGAAATTTAAGAATATATTCTCCAGTAATAGCAGGAACTATTGCTTCGGTTGAGTTTCCTGGTGCAGCTTCTATTAAATCTACAGCATTTTCAAAAGTACCAGAACCATCAGTTACAGAACTATCGTGTCTAATATAAACAAGGCCACCATGAGTAACGTCAATATCTGTTGACCTATTCCATTTCAAACGAATCAGTTTATTATTTATTGGTTCGGCAGTAAGCCCTGTAATATCTGCTGGAATTGCAGTTTTTCCTGTAAAATCTTTTGTTAAAGTGGATGGCTCTGCTGATGCTTCTAATGCTGCATTTAAACTGAATACTCTAAATTCATATGTGCCCTCACTTGCATCAAATATTGTAAAGTCTGTTCCTGTGACAGTAGTAGTTATAAAGTTTCCATTATCTTTTCTGTACTGAACTCTATACTGACTGACACCTGGAACAGCTTGGTAATCAAGAATAATTTTTACTTTTGCTTTTTGGTTTTCTACATAGAAGAATTGTTCTGCACTATCAATAGCAGGAGCATCTTTCAGTGCATTTAGTATCGTTACATTTCTAACAGGTAACGGAGAACCATCTTCAATAAATGCAAACTTTCCTGAGTTGTAAGCTGTTCCAATAATTGCATAGTTATCTTTATCTTCAGTTACGCTGACTACCCTCCACTGAGTAGTTTGCAAAGTGGTGTTACTTAAAATCCATACACTATTTGCATTTGGAGCAGATGAAAAGGCAGAAGATACTGTAATAACAGCACCAGAAATACCACTTACAGGTTTAGTCTCTACCGATCCATCGGACAATATGACGCTAAGTGTTGGATTGTTTGTTGCATCTAAATCTGTATCCTCTGTATTATCTACAGTTACAGTTGTCGTTGTTGCTGACTTTATTCTTCCTCCTCTTCTTAGTCCTGCCCTCACTGGATCGCTAACTTCTATAACTTGCCCTGGTCTTACAACAACTCCCTCTGATAAACCAGTCGTAAAATTAATCGTTTCAGTAGAATTTTGTTCCTCAAATAATAAAAATCTACCTAATCGTGCAGCTTGTCCTCTAGAGCTACAGCCAAATCCTGTAATTTTCTTATGTAAAACACCATATTTAGCTTTTGCAGAGGCATCTTCTACAGTTTCAAAGTCTAATTCTTGGTTATCCATGTCAAAATATGACACCGAAACTACAGTAGCTCTTGTTTTAAGACTAGTACCAGAATATCCAAATCCTGCTGATGTTACGTTTGAAAGATTAAATAAATAGCTAGGATCTGTAGGTCTATCTTGTGAAATTGTGAGAGAACCAGCAGTCCAAAAACTTATTGATCTCATTACAGAAGTAAGAGAATTTACAACTTCATAAGCATCTTGTCTCGCTTGAAGAATTGTATTGCAACTAAATCTGGGTTCTTGTCCTCCTGCACCATCATCTACTAACTCTGAACAATAAACAGAAGCACTATAAAAAGCGTATTTATCAAGTTGAGCTTCAGTAATATGATCCCCTAGTCCATATCTGACATTTGTTAAAAGATCAAATAGTATCCAAGCTGGATCAGAACACCAAACTTTAGTTGTAGTAAGCGTTCCATTGAATGTTCCTGCATAAGTTATTCTCCCTGTTGCAGCTTCTACAGTTCCGTTATGAGGTATCTTTATTTTTACACCACGAACTTTATACATTCTTCTTGGAACAGATGAAAACTGTTCAGAGTCGAATCTTAAAGCTAAATGAGCAATATCAGGATAAGGTCTTTGCTCATCAATAATTTCAGTAAAAGCTTGAAAGAAAAACTCATCTCTTAATCTATTTGGATCAGTAGCATCAGCAGTTACTCTCGATACTTGAACTGTTATAGGAAAATTTAGTCCAGAAGGCAAGTCTATCCTATAGTCTCTGTTATACGCTGAAGAAGTTCTTCCTGTTACTGTGTCAGATATTGGAGTGCTTGTCGTTCCATTATTTTGGATAATTTTTATTGTTAGCTCTACAGACGCCCCATTAACATCTCCATTAGTTTCAAATTTTTGTAATCCATTAAAACGAAGAGTAACTCTAACAGCATTGATATTAGAGTTTGATATTTGTCTTGATATGGGAGTTCCGTTTTCTACTTTCGATCCGACATTAGTTTCAGATTCAATATTGGCAATACCAGAAATAAATGTTTGATTTGATGTTCCGAATCTGGGTTCAAACTCTACATCTTGAAAATTGAAATCTGTAGCTTGAGTATTTGTTGGGTCGGCACTAGCTCTTAATACTGGAGTTTTGCCTAAAAATACATCTTTTAACGCTGCTGTATTGTAGTTGGTTGTGCCTTTTGTAAATGCTGCTGCTGATGGAAAGCCTTCTATCTCACCTTCGCTGAGAACATCGACAATAGTTGCAAATTGTTTACTCGATAACGCATCAGAGGGTAGCGAGGAATCTACTACTACATCATCTTCGGAGCGATTAACGATTCCCATTTACGCTGTACCTCTTATCTGTACTGTATCAATTCCTGCTGACACCACCAGCGATCCAGCAAAAATTTCTCCATAAATCACAGGTATTGCTGTTCCTGCTCTTGATGTATTCTGCACTCCACTAAATGAAAAGTTTTGTGATGGATCTTCTGAAACTCCTGGAGGTTGTGGAACAGGAGTAATCATCTGTGCTGCTCCTGATAATGCCAAATAAATACCTAAGTTTCCTGCTGCTGCTGCCAAACTAGAACCAAGAGTAATATTTCCTACTGTTCCTGCTCCAAAACTTATACCAGCAAAACCTCCTCCAGAGGCAGCAAACGTACCAAAACCACCTGTTGCTACTGTTAATCCAATTAATGCTACTCCTGCTAGTACTCTCGTCAAACCCTTTGAACCTGTTGCTACTGGTACTATTTTTATCTCTTGTTGACCTATTGGATTGAATAATTCTGTCTCATCAATCTCATAATTACCGACTTTGATACAGTAATTCTGCTCCATCATGTGCCGTTCCAAATGAGGGAAGTTTGCTAATAAAAACTTAAAAGCATGGAGTGGAGTTGATATTTCAGCTTCAAATGTACGCTCTCCAAGAAATCGAGCTAATCTTCCGTAAACTTTAATTTTACTGAGCATAGCGATACCTCTTCTTTGTCCATTCTATATACTTTTGGTCATAAGTTTCTCTGCAACTAAGTCTTTTCACACAATGATGAAGAATAGTTTGATCTCCTATATAAACAGCAGCATGATCTAAAGTTCCTAATCCTGTGTCCATAATAAAAACATCTCCAACTTCTGTTTCAACATTATCATCTATTTCAGTAAAACCTAATTTAGGTAGAGCATATTCAAATAAAGGTGATTTGCTAAACTCTTCGGGGCTTTTGGGTCGTTTCCAATGTTTTATTTCTATATTTTTCTTTTCTTTATACCAATCAGTAATTAAAGTCCAACAATCTTGAATATCCCAAACCCATTGTCTACCAATTAATCCTTTTTTATAGCCTGATGGTTCAAAATAATGCCACTCTTTTGTTTCTGGAGTGACAATATAAAAAGGTAAATCCAAATATTCACAACTTGCAAGATCCGCTTGACTAGGAAATGGTGGTATTTGTGGATGACTATGAAAAACAGCGATCACTTCTCCAGCATCTTCAGCTTTTACCCAATCATCAGGATCAATAATAAATTGCTCACCTAAATCTTCAGCGAGATTTTTACAGGGAAAATATTTTTCTTTACCTTTATAAACCGCTAATAAACCACACGCTTCATGTGGTGCATCTTTTTCTGCGTGTTTAAGTGCAATATCCTGCCAAGTCATCCAACAAACGTACCAATGCCAGGGAAAATATCTCTAGTGGCAATTCTTTTTGGTAGTTTTACATTTACTAAATCTAATGCAGATATAGCTTCCCATTGAACAATATCTCTATTCTCACTAATTTTTCTATCTAAAAAATAAATTTCTTGAGGAAATTCTGCCGTTGGATCGGGAGTACCAAATGGATTAGATTGCGTAGTGGAAGATGAAGTTGTTTGTTGCTGGATTGTATTTGGATTGTTCATTGTGATTGTATTACCCATATTATTCCCATGACTTGTGCAGTAATATCTCAAATCATTCGGTGCACCTGGATATGCTGGAGTGTAAGTCACCGTTGCATCTGTACCTAGAGTTCCTGCATTAACAGTAGTTTGCTGTCCGCCAGCATCAGATTTTATTCTTAAAGGGTGATTTACATTAGAACTATGAGATTGATTAAAAATATAAGTTGAACCACGCTTCATTGTGATCACAGGTTTTTGTTGTCCATCAAGAGCAAAAACATTATTATTGTAAGAATCTTGAACTACTGTGACAGTATATGTAACAGTTTCAGCGTCAGAAGGATCAGCTACAGTTTGAGTTGAGGTAGTAGTAGTTGTTGTAGGAGCAAAGTTAACAGCATCTAAAAAACGTGCCAAGGTTCTGATTCTTGTTAATTTTGCACCATTTAAGTCATTACCAACTGTTGTTTGGTTTACGTTCTGCATGATTGCAGTAAGCGTTCCAAAAATGTTACTGACAGATATGGTAGGTCTTGGTAAAGTTCCTGTTCCTGTAAATTCAAAACCAGTACACTCAATAGGAAATCTTAAATAAGTATTACCAGC